GCTGTTAACGATGGTGCCCTAAATGCTTGACTACTAAATGCCATTCTTTTGCTGATACTTTAGGTTTTCTTCCTCAATGTATTGTTGGAGAAGAGATACATAAACCTCTCTTTCCCAAGGTATCATATTTTCCAACTCTGTTAATGAGTATTTATGATGCTGCATCAAAGCAAAATTAGTCTTATAGAAGTTTTCAAGACTCTCATGCGCCATCGCTAGCTGAAAAAACTTGCGAGTCCCTCTAGAACAACTTCACTCTTGACTTTCGTATTTGGATTGGTTACTTCAATCGTGTGTGTCAGTTTAGGCATTGTCTCGAAGAAGACTTCGATATCCTTAAACTGCTTAGTGTTCATCTGTTCGACAAACTCAGTAAGTTCTTTCTTACTACAATCTTTTGCAGACCAAGACTCATCTTCAGTAAACACTGTTCCAATACAAGAAATGATAACATCAAGTGACTTATCAACATCACTTTTATCCATACTAGTCTCAAAATTGCTCTCAACAAATTGACTCAGTGATGGATACTTCATCTCAACCGAAAGATTATCATCAAGTTTAATGATTCTGGAATGCTTAGAATCTTTTTGAACTTTGATTGAATCGATATCAATTTCTACCTGAACCTGAGTTTGTTCATCGTCAGGACAAGTGACATTTACTTCCACACTCTCACCAACAGACTTTGCCCTAACGTTCAAGAACAAGTATTCAATGTCAAAAGTTGATAAGTCATCAACCTTGACACCTCTAGTGAGGATACAATCAGAAAGAACAGTTTTAATGGCACTAGAAATTTGCTTCACATCTTCAGATTCCAGAGCCATGATAAGGATTTTTTCTTCTCTTACAAGGAAAGGACGATACTTGATTTTCTTTCCATTGGAAGGCAGTTCCAACTCATAGGTTGGAGTATTGATTTTTGGTAAAGGCATACTAACCCATTATAAGTTCAGTTGTGATTATTTATTGATGATTTATAAACTCGATTTGAAGTTACCTTGAGGTATTTTAGTTCCACCTCTGGTTACAATCGTTCCATCAGTGTTTCTTGGTTTTGGCGTTGTTTTTGTCTGTGTTTCTTCGTTTAATGGTTCTTTTGCAGTTTCTTCATTCTTCGTCATGACTTCAATATAATATCTGTCATAGGCAAAGGAAACAGTAACCTTAACTAAATCTGCCTGCCCATATGAAACGGGAATAGCAGTCATTGCTTTGGGGAATGCATTTACAAAGTTATACTGTAGATACTGATCGCTGCGCTTATAGTCTCTTTCGAACTTTGTTATTGTTAGATTATTTGTTTTATAGTCCTCAGGATAATTAAATCTACGATAATATCCTTTGTCTTGTATATCTACAGATTGATCGTCTCGTCCAGCAATAAAATCCATCCACCCTTCAAAGAATTTTATCATGTAGTAATTATAATCAACATAGAAGGTAAAATCACTGTCGATATACAATCTAGTATGAGCGAACTGTTGAGTGACTCCCTGAAAATTATCCTTTACTTCTGCTGTTGCAAATGAACTTGTCGGCAATGTTGCATCGGCACATAACAATCCAATGTTCTTATTAATCCAACTATTTTCTACTTCATACCCTTTGAGATATTCAACTATTTTGGTAGGTATTCCAGAAATGTAAACTTGGTATTGATTTGATAAGGACAATTTTGCAAGATCGGTTCTGTTCAGAACTCCCATCTTGTAATTTTGAATTAGCGCTTGTGCCACTCTAAATACCTTATACGAGTATTACATTATTAAGTATTTAGATGTCATATAAAGGAAAATACTATCCTTCGCATCCCAAAAAATACAAGGGTGATTCATCAAATATAATCTATCGTTCTCTATGGGAACGAAAGTTTATGGTTTATTGTGATATGAATGAGAATATTTTAGAGTGGGGGAGTGAAGAAGTCGTTGTTCCCTATCGCTCACCCATTGACAATCGTTATCACAGATACTTTCCTGACTTCTATATCAAATACAAAGATAAAAGTGGAAAGATTAAGAAGTCATTGATTGAGATAAAACCTCTCAAACAAACAATGGAACCCAAAGTTCAGAAGCGAAAGACGAAAGGTTATATCTATGAAGTCGTCGAATATGCCAAGAATATGGCAAAGTGGGAAGCGGCAAAGGAATGGTGTCTAGATCGTGGTTATGAGTTCAAAGTTCTTACAGAAAATGAGTTAGGTATCAAATGACTTACTCATATCCAACAGATGATAATGAGAATCGTGTGCGTGGAGTTATTGATAGATTAATTGGAACTGAAAATCCTGACGATATTATGTCAGATTTATTAGAGGTTCTTACCGAAGGTGGCAAGACACCAGAATCTGGGAAGTTTTATACATTTCTGTATTTCCCCAAGACTCCAAATATTCAATACGATGAACATCCACTGGTTTATGTGACTGCAGTGTTCTCGTGGGGATTCAAGGCAGAGAGTCTTCACTGGGGAGAACCAAGACAATATACTTACAATGAAATCGTTGGCGGACTCTATGAAATCTATCCAGAAGAAATGTCTGATGTGGTAGAACTCAATTATGCCAAAATTCGCTCTAAATAGTTAAAAAACAGATAAATGCCTGGTAGAAAAGTTAACAGAGCAGCGAATCGCGCCGCTGCAGAAGAACGAAGGGCAGCGGAAGCAAAGGCTAATGCTGCTAGACCTGTTGGCGAAGTCAGAACATTTTCAACGAAAAGAAATAATAGGGGTGGCAACCCACCAACCATCACAAATAAGTATCAAAAGTGGGATGGAAAAAAGTGGGTAAATATAAACAAAACAGAATATGATAAAGTAAAGAAAACCAAAACCGCTCAAACAAAACCACCAGTAAAAGATAAACCACCAGAAACTCCACCACCTCCTGCGACTCCAGTCCCTGTTCCAGCAAAAAACCCTCCTAAATCAGAAAAATTTCAACAACTTCGTTATCCTAGAGAATCGATAGAAAACGGGCAAGATTATATCAAATTTGATATCTTAAACTATAAAAGACTGGGACTTGTATCTGGTGCAGAAGGCGTAAGAAGTGATAAAAGTAATGTTTTGGGAACTATAATCCTCCCAATTCCTGCACAAATATCTGATAGCAATACTGCAAATTATGGTTCATCCAGCATGAACAATTTGCAGGCTCAGGGAATTGGCGCCGCTGCTGGATTTATGCAGAGTGGTAACTTCACACAAGCTGGGGCAAATCTACAAGGTATAGTAGAAACACTGAATGCCAACAAAGATGTCATAACTCAAGGTTTAGCTGCAGCTGCAATCAATTCATTTGGAGGAAATATAACTCTTGAGCAAGTAATGGCAAGAAGTTCTGGTGCCATAATCAACCCCAACCAAGAACTTCTGTTTTCTGGACCTGGATTAAGACAATTCAAATTCTCCTTCAAGTTTACGCCAAGATTTGAAAAAGAAAGTTTGGAAGTAAAGAAGATTATTAAGGCGTTTAAGAGAAACATGGCACCAAAAGGTGGTAGTTCAGATTTACTAGGAACACCAAATATTTTCCAAATCAATTATATGCAAGGAAGTGGAGAACATCAGTTTTTACACAAGTTTAAATTATGTGCTCTTACAAACATGAGTGTCAACTACACTGGTGATGGTGTTCATGCTACATACCACGATGGAACACCAATCTCAATGCAGATGGACTTATCCTTCAACGAATTATCACCAATTTACAGTGAGGATTACAACGAAATTGAGACTTTTGAAAAAGGACACTTAGGAGTAGGATACTAAAATGGGATACTTCAGAGAACTACCAAACATAGAATATCAGTCGTTCCTTGAGGACAGTCTTTCTACTCAAGACTATCTTGTCGTCAAGAACCTGTTCAGAAGAAACAAACTGCGTGATGACTTGCAAAATGTCTTCACCCTCTTCAACAAATATGAGATTGTAGAGGGAGCGAGACCCGATACTGTCGCAGAAGAGTATTATGGCAGTGCTCAACTAGACTGGGTTGTTCTGATGACTGCTGGCATTCTAAATGTCAGAGATGAGTGGCCTTTATCGAACTACCAACTTTACAGGTATGCCGAAGAAAAATATGGCATTGAAAATCTAACCGCAACTCATCACTACGAAACAAAAGAAATCAAAGATTCAAATGGAAGACTCATTCTTCCAGCAGGAAAACAAGTCGATGAAGACTTTACACTCAAATATTATGATAGTGAAAATATAACCAAGAGTGGTGATGATGTCAGAAGATCTGTAAGTAACTATGAATACGAAACAACGAAGAATACAGAAAAATCATCCATTTTCCTGTTGAAGAGAACATATCTGCAACAGTTCCTGAATGATATGAGAGAGATTATGACTTATCAACAGTCTTCTCAATATCTCAGCGAAACTCTGATTCGCACTGAGAATACTAGAGTCACATCACCATAAAAGATCTAGAGACTTATCAAACACCATTACATATCGGTGCTTGCGAGATCTGTCTCTCCATTCACCTTCATGTCCTTTAGTACTACCTCGGGAATGCTTTGTTCCATCTGCAAAATAGAAATCTTTTTTTGCATCTGATAAACCGCAATACTTAAAGTTGCAAGCCCGATAAATTGTACCGTTATGATACTCGCTATCAGCGTATGAGATGATCGCTTTGACTTCTGTGTCTTTTCTAAGTCTCTTAATCGCCTTTGAAACGAACCAAGAAGTGATATTATACTCTCCCTGCTGAGTATCGGGGTGGATGCAGAGTCGTGAGAGTTCGAAGAGTCCGTTTTGCTCATTTCTTTCTAGTCCAAATGCTCCTTGTGCAATTTCTGGTACAGGAAGTCCAGTAAAGATGCAGACTCCTTGAATACCTCCAATATTTAGAGGTGAAAAGTCATTTTTCTTGTATAAACCGTAGTTATAACCAGACTTAAATCCCTTCGATATATCCTTAAGATAATGAAACCGCAGAAGTAACTCTGCGGCTTCGGATTTGCTTACTCTATCAATATAATAATCGGTTTTCACTTGAATAGTAAGTTAAAATATGCTGCGACAACCAGAAGGGTGAGACAGATTTGATTGTATTTCATTTACCAAATTTCTTATCCATGCGGAGTTTGATGTAATACATTCCGATTACCCAAAGGGAGAAGAGGAACCCCTCCCCGTAGGACATGGAGTTCCAAGCGTGTACTGCTTCTCCCATCACTCTTCAGCAAGACGTGCGAAGTAGGACAGGGTATCATCCTCATCATCTTCGGTTGCAGGAACGGTTGCACGAGTAGGTTGCAACGAGTTCAGTTCACCACGGAGATCTTCGGTGAGTTCACGGGCAGAACCACGGGTGTTCTCTTCTTCCTCAAACTCTTCATCCTGCATACGGGGAGTGCCTTTGTTACCAAGCACATAGTCCAGACGCTTCTTCAGAGAATCATAATCTTTGAACTGATCTGCGGCGACGAGTTCTGCGAGGGAATATTCCTTCTTCCAGATTGCCTCCATGGCATCATCGTCGTCCAGGAGAGCATCAGGACGGGCAAACTCAGAAGAGTCGTAGTTACGATAACCAGCGACGTTCTTAGCCTTCAGTTTGAAGTTAGCACCTGCCCAGAAGTCAAACGGATCGATTGCTTCCTCGTCCTCAAACTCAGGTTGCATTGCAGCAGTCAGTTTGTCGAAGATCTTCTTACCGAACTTGAACAGGAACACACGTCCCTCGTTGGCAGGATTAGCAGGATCTTTGACAACATAGATGTTTGCCATGTAAGTCAGTTTACGCTTCTGCTTACGTGCTGCTTCCTTACCAGCATCAGTGCCGTTATTCCACAGCATCGTGTTGTACTCAGAGACAGGATCTTTCTGTCCCAGAGTAGTCAGGGAGTTCTCAATATACCAACCACCAGGACCTTGGAAGGCGTGACTGTAGAGTTTCACGAAAGGAAGGTCTTCACCATTAGGAGCGGGAAGGAAACGGATAACGGCATAACCGTTGCCGCTCTTATCACATTCCAGTTTCCAGAGACGCTCATCGCTGCTGGAACCGCCATTGTTATTCATCTTT